TACAGGAATGAGTTTAGGAGATATTCCTCAAAATTTCTTTTTCCTTGAATACATAGCAAGGCCAAAAGAAGCGGATATGTTTTTTGAAGACGTGCTTATGGCTTGTGTTTTCTATTCGATGCCGATACTTGTTGAGAATAATAAAAAGATGCTTCTCAAACACTTTAAATCAAGGGGATATAGAGGTTATTGCCTTAATCGCTACGACAAAGATGCCAGCAGGCTTTCTCCTGATGAAAAAGAGCTTGGCGGAATCCCAAACAACTCAGCGGATATTATCAATCAACATTGGACAGCTATTGAATCCTATGTTAATAATTACGTTGGGGAATACTACGCCGAAGAAAACCAAAAGCCAATCAGGGAAGAGGGAATTATGGGAACGATGCCGTTTCAAAGAACGCTTTCCGACTGGCTTAAATTCAACATACAGAACAGAACGAAGTTTGACGCATCCATTTCGTCAGGTCTAGCACTTTTGGCCGTCAACAGGCACAAATACAAACCAAAGATTGAGCGAAAAAAAATAGTTATGAAATTCCCAGTTTACAATAATTAAGATATGGAAAATACCCCAAAATTTAAGATAGACGGCAACGTAGGTTATCCAAGCCAATTAGACCCATTCGAGGTTAAGAAAACCCCAGAGTGGGGGCTAAATTTAGCACGGGCTATTCAAGGCGAGTGGTTTTATAACTATTTCGGTTCAGCGTGCCGTTTCTATACCCAAAGAAGAGATTTTTTAGAGCGCCGGATGTACGCCAAAGGACAACAGCCCATTTCTAAATTCTTCAAGTCTTTAGGAACAAATGGCGATTTGTCGCGTGTTAATCTAATGAAAAAACCGATTACCATAATCCCCAAATTATCGGATGTTGTTGTTAATGGCTTTGCAAACAGAAAATATTCAATTGTAGCTTCAGGAGTAGACCAGGTTTCGCAAGATGATAAACTTGCCTACAGAAAACAGGTTGAAGATGCTGTGTTCGGGAAAGAATACGGGATAAAAATAAAAGAGCAATTAGGAATTGATGTTTTACCGATGTCGCCTGATGCCATACCTGAATCAAACAACGAATTAAAACTACATTTAGAACTAGACTATAAGCCTAGTATTGAAATGTCCAATGAGCTTCTTATTGAGGCTGTAATGAATGATAACGATTACGACAGCACTACTTTAAGAAGAAAGTATAAAGACTTGGTGGATATTGGTATTTGTTGGGAGAAAACATCGCTTTGCCCAAATAAAGGAATAACAGTCGAGTATGTGTTTCCTGAAAACAAATTACAGTCTTACACCGAAGACCCTTACTTTAGGGATTGCTTCTATCACGGAGAATTTAAGACGGTACTTATTAGCGATGTGCTTATTGAGTTTCCTCATATTGCCGGGGATGAGAATATCATTAATCAATTAAACAGCGTTGGTAATTGGTGGAATAACTACCATACTATCCCGCAAAACCAAAGGATAAACGGAACGTGTAATCTTTTATACTTTACCTACAAAACTACCCGTGAGAATTTCAACAAGATAAAAGAAAAGTCAACAGGAGAGAAAATCGTTTCTAAAGCCGATCCATATTTCGACGAATCCAAGAAACATAAAAACGATAAATATAAGCGCGTTTCCAAGGTTGAGGAAGTGTTGTTTGAGGGAGTTTACCTTTTGGGAACTGATATCCTGCTTAGATGGGAAGTTGCGGAGAATATGGCCCGTCCTAATTCAAACAAGCAAAAAGTTTGCGAGAAGTATGTAGGTGTTGCGCCGAATATGGAAAAAGGATTTATCGATTCATTGGTTTATCGAATGATGGGTATTGATGACCTGATTCAAATTTGCCAGTTAAAGATTCAGATAATGATTCAGCAAATGATACCTGACGGTTATCAGATTGATTTAGACGCCTATGCTGAATTGGATTTGGGTGATGGCAAGGTTCTTACGCCTATAGACCACTTTAATTTTATGATGCAGACGGGTTCTGCTTTCGTTCGCAGTTATGGTGCTGGCGGAGATTTTAATTATGCAAAAGTACCCTTAACGGAATTAAGGTCAGCGGGAAACATTACAAAAATTCAAGCTTTAGCAGAAAAAATAGAGGGCTACAAAAACGACCAAAGAGAAGTTATCGGGCTTAATAAGGCAAGCGACGCCTCTACACCTGATAAGGATAGTTTGGTTGGTTTACAAAAACTCGCTGCACTTAACTCGAATACCGCCACAAGGCATATTTTGGATGCGTCAAACGAAAATACCAGAAGAATTGCCGAAGCCATTACCTATAGGGTTTTTGATATTATCAAATATTTCCCGGAACTTAAAAAGGATTTAATCAGAAAGATTGGCGCAACATCGGTAGCAGACTTGGAGCATATTGACGAATTACCGTTAAGGGATTTTGCAATATTCCTAAACTTGGAATTAGATGAAGAGGAAAAAGCGAAGTTAGAACAGGATATGTCATTGGCTATTGAAAAAGGCTGGCTACTGCTTCAAGACAAATACAAGGTACTTGGAATTAAAAACTTTAAACAGGCCATAGCTTATTTATCTGTGCTTATTGAGAAATATCAACGTAAGCAACAAGAAATGGAAATGCAGAAAATCCAAGCCAATACACAATCACAAACTCAAATTGCCCAATCTGCTGAACAAGGAAAGCAACAAACATCCCAAATGGAGATTCAAGGTAAAATGCAGTTACAGGAACTGACAAATAAAGGGCTGGTTGATAAAGAGCGCGTTAAAGGTGAGGAAGACCGTGCCACGCTTCAATTAAAAATTCAAGGCGATAAGGAAATTGCCGAAATTGATGCTGATGAACAAAAGGAAAAGTTAGAGTATGTTGAGAGCAAAAAGGATATGCGCTCGGCAAAAGAGGCTGAACAACAAAGCCAACTATTAGTTGAAAGAGCAAAAGAACAGCCAAATCCTGTAGACTTCCAATCCCAAGAGGCAGAAAACCAAATGTTTGAATTGGACGAAAGTCAGCAAGAATAAAAAAAATCGATGCTAATTTAATGTACAATAAATAAAATCTATATATTTGACATATCAAATATTGATATATCAATTTAATAAAATTTAACACAATGACACAAGAAGATGAAGTTATCGAAAACCAAGAGGTAAACGATAATCAGGAACAACCCAAATTTACGGTCAAACCCGCAGATGAAGTTTCACTCCCAACAGAGGAAATAAAACCTGAGGAATCGGAGAAAAAACCTGAATTGGAGGTTGAAGAAAAAATTGAACCTGAAAAGACAGAAGTTCTTAATCAGATTGAAATAAACAGCGAAAACGTTTTAAAGTTTCTAAAGGAAAACGGTTTTGAAAACGCTACAAGCTTAGAGGATTTAAAACCAAAGGAACTAAAGGCTTTACGTCCTGAAGTAGAAAAGTATAATGAGTTTGTAGAGAAAACAGGAAATGCTGATTTTAACTCATTCCTTGAAACCCAAAAAGACTGGTCAGCAGAATCAGATGAAAACAAATTAATCGCTTTGCTTAAAATTGAAAATCCTGATTTATCGAATGAGGAAATAGATTATAAGTATAACAAATTATACGCGGTTGACGTACTGGAACAGGACGATAAAAGTATCGTAATGGAGAAAGGAATCAACGCGAAAACGGACTTGCGCCGTGCAAATGAAACGCTTGCAAAAAGACAACAGGAGTTTATGGTTCCCAAAGGTTTTGAGAACATTCCTGATGAATATAAACAAGCAAAAGAATTTGTAGAGCAGGCCACAGCACAACAGCAGGAAAACAAAAGGTTAATCGAAGAAGCTAATGCCGATTTTACCGAAAAGACAAATTCTGTATTTACCGACGACTTTGAAGGTTTCAAGTTTAAGGTTGGAAATGAAAAAACAGGGTTTGAGGAATTAACGGTAAAACCTGAGAATATTCAGGAAACAAGAAAGACACAGGCTAATCTCGATGACTTTAACAAAAAGTTCTTTGATGAAAATGGAAAACTGAAAGACCCTAAAGGTTTTCATCAGGCATTATATTTTGGAATGAATGCGGAAAAGATAGCGGAGCATTTTTACAACCTTGGCAAGTCCAAGCAAGCTGAAAGCGACGACAAGCTTTCAAAAAACATTCAAACCATAACAGCAAGACCATTGCCAAACGCTATGGGTTCAAACATTACAGTCAAGGAAGCAACATAGTTTTTCTGAATGTTGTTTAGTAACAAAAAAGATTATTAAGCAAAAAACTAAGAAAAAATGGCTTTACAATTATCGCCAGGAGTGGTTTTATCTCCATCGGCAACTAAGGTTCCAACAGGAACAAACTATTTGGGAACAGATGATTTTGATTTTGTTAATCAATACTACCCACAACTTTACAACAAACTTTGGAAAAGATTCGGTTCGCAGTCTATTACTGGAATGCTTACTAAACTTGGAAAGGAAATGCCTTTCAATTCTGACCAAATCTTATGGAAAGAAGAAGCAAGGTTAAGAATGCTTGGAACTGGCGTTAGCCGTTCAGGAGACGTATTCACTTTGGCAAACCATAACTTCAGGGCAGGAGAAACAATCGTTGCCCGTAATTCTGACGGTTCAGCGGTAAGACAAGGACGTATTTCAGCGGTTTCAGGAAACGACTTTACCGTTCGTTGCGGGGAATCTGCTGGATGGACAGGAATCGGAACGTCAGGAATCACTCTTTTTGTGGATTCTAACGAGTTCAAGAAAAAAACAGGGGGTCAGGATGAATCTTTAGACACTCAGTTCGAATCGTTCTCACAACAACCAGTTATCATCAAGGATATGGTTGAGGAATCAGGGTCAAATATGGCTCAAATTACTTGGCTTACGGTTGAAGATGCCGCTACAGGAGAACAAGGATATGTTTGGTATTTCGTAAACTACGCAAATACTATGGCTCGTTTCGAGAATGCAATTGAAAGCAAACAAATCAGAGGTAAAATGTGGGCAGGCGACTTGTTAAGTGATGGCTACGAGGGTACTCAAGGTTTATTTGACATTGCAGGAGAGGGTAACGTTTTCGCTGGTGAACTTACCGACCTTACTGATGTAGATGAAGTTTGTGAAAGAATGGATGCTCAAGGAGGTATTTCTTTGAATTACCTATACGGAACAACTTCTTTCTGTGCTTCAATTGACGACTTCCTGAAAGCGGAAAACGTAACCGGATTGGCTTGGGGTCATTTTGACAACAACGAGCAAATGGCTTTGGATTTAGAGTTCAAAGGATTTACCCGTTCAGGTTATGAGTTTGCGAAAAGCCGTTGGAGATATTTAACTGACCCAACAGGTGA